GGAACAGTAGGGGCTGACACCTTCGCTAAAATCTGCGAAGCCTTACAGATCAAGGTCTCAAATTTTTTTTGGAAAATCTCTTGACAAGTCTATAGTTACCAGCTATAGTAGAAGAGTAAACAAAAGCAGCCACAAGTTTTCTCAGGACAAGGTGACTGCTTTCTAACCAATCAGGTTTTATTGATCATGGCACATCCAACCTATTCCAGTCAACAACTCCTCAACAGAGGAATGATCAAAGTTAAAAAAGTCGCCTCTGACTTGGGAGTATTGCCCACAGGTGACAAGAGACTTATTCAAAATTGGATTGATGCCATTATTGAGCATCAATCCGCCCAGGTTCAAAAAATTGAAGTCGTAGAAGCAACTATTGATTTTGAAAGTGAAAGTTTTGAGGGTTCTACCCAGCCTTACATGGTTTTGGTAAATGGTGAGATTGTCCACCGCACCACAACCTACCAACAAGCAGAACGCCACTGCAAATGGCAGGGCTACACACTCGTAGATAGTCAAACCTTGGCTCAACAAGAGTTAGAGGTTGAGTTAGAAGTGCAAGCCGCAACAAAGGCTGAAAAAGCCGCATCTGTAGAAGTTATCGAGCAACACACAGAAAATGGTTTCGTGAAGTTTGTCACTCTCAACCATAAGAATGGCAATTACTACACCGTCACACCTGCTCACCCCATCCCAAAAGAGCGCTGTGAGTGTGGGGATAATCACTTTAGAGGCGCTGAATGCAAGCATCAACTCGCTGTTAAAAATGCAATAGCATCCAGAATCAGCTTTATTTCTCCTACAGACTTTGGCTATTATGAAGCCATCGTCGACAATAACATACATCATGTCATTGCCAAAATTATATATTTAGATCAATCCTGGAATGTAGAAATGGTAAAGAAATCAAAAACTCTTAGTTCGTATGAAGAGGCAGAACAATTCATCAAAGATGAATATGTAAATAATGTGATTATGCACAGTGCCACTGGTCGCATAGAGCCAATTATCGAAGACATAAGCATGAATATCGAGTTTTCAAACTTTGTCCATGATCATGGACAATCTTACACACTCAGAATTAATGGGGCGATCGCTGGTTCAATCTTCCTGAATGATGATCATGGCTGGACTATGAATGGTGAGGATTATCAGGATGATTGGCAGCTTGTAGCCAAGGAATTGATCGGATTAACCCATTTAGTAGCAGCTTAGTTAAACGGGGCGTAATTGCCCCTATTCAAAAATATTTTAAAGGTGAAAAATGATTGAACTAATTAAGGCATTGATAAAAGCACGGGCTGAGTTCCCGTCCATACAAAAAGACAAAATCAATCCACATTTTAAAGTGTCCTATGCATCTCTAGATTCAGTTCTAGACGCTGTTACTCCAGTGCTTTGTAAACATGGATTGGCAATTGTCCAAGTCATGGAGAAAGGGAGCATATTAAAAACTCATTTGTTTCATGAGTCAGGAGAATTTTTGACCAGTGAATATGAGCTTCCTGATATTCAGGATAGCCAAAAGAAAGGGGCGGCTTTGACTTATGCCCGCCGCTATACTGTTTGTGCTTTGTTATCAATCACGGCTGATGAAGATGACGATGCAAATAGCGCAAAGGATGCACAGAAAACCTACAACAGCAGACAATCAGTCAACAGCAGACAATTGTCCATTGGCAATGCCATTAAGCAAATCAGGGAATTTCTGAAAGTTGAGAAAGCCTGGGTTATAAATTGGCTGTCCAGTTATCAAGTTCCATCAATTAAAGAGCTAGAGTCTGCTGAACAACTCATTAAAGATATGTGCATTGACTGGGCAATTTCTCAGGGCGTGGATGAATTTCAGGCACTTCATTCTTATACAGAAAATGTTAAATCCCCTGATTTAACATCGGTTCAAAAATGGCAACAAGTGTTAAGAGGTGAGTTTCCTAAAGTTTTAACAGAGGTTGCGTAATCATGTCATATCCAAAAATTGATTGCATTGATCATGAGTCTATTAAGTCCGCATTATCTTATTTGGCGGATGTTGCCAGAGAACATGAGTTTGACGATCCCGCCTATTGTCAAAAGATTTTAGAATTTAGGCAGAAGCAGATCGAAAAAATTAATGAAGCTGTTGGAGAAATCCTAGACGCTTTTTATAATACAGAAAACTACACTGACCATGTTTCACGCTAATCCGCCAATCCCTTAACCCGTCTCTTCCCTGACTTCCGCTCCCTAGTTTCCTTTTTGGCTGTTAAATAAGTAAAGTAATTGCGGTGGAATCGCCACCGCTAAACATCATGAAAATATTGTTTTTGGATTTAGACGGCAAAGGACTATAAATGAATAACGCAGTTTTATCGGGCATCATTTCATCCCCTCCACAACTTAGATATAGCCATGACAACAAACCTATGTCTGAGTTCTTACTAGCATTTCAAAATGCTAGTAAATCGGAGTCTGTCAAACAGATTAAGTGTGTGGGATTTGGCAAATTAGCTGAATTAATAGCGCAACTTGATGAGAATCAAGCTATTGTCTTGGTTGGTGCAATCAACATTATCAGCAAAGAAAGTAAAAGTAACGGCACTAAAACCAAAGTAACTGAGTTTAAAATCAGTTGAGGTGATGGGCAATTATGTCCGCAAGGGCGGATTAATCGGCATTCTTGGACAAATAAAATTTGAGGAATGGACGGATAAAAGCACAGGCGAATTACGGTCAAAACCCGTAATTTTAGTTGGAGAATTAGAGCTTTTAGGGGGCAAGAAAGAACAAGAACAGGAGGACTTTTAAAATGGAATCTTTAGAATTTTGTCTTGAAAAAATTGCTAAAAATAGCGACGGTAAATTTACTCACTGGGAAATTGAAGTTTTATTTACTGAAATGACAAAACTTTTAATTCCACCACCCCTGGAGGTACAAATCTTGCCGCTGCTAGTAGCAATACGTGAAAGAGGGAAAAGCCATAAGCACAAAGCGAATATTGCCGTATTTACATTGGATCTAATCAAAAATTTCAAATCAACAGAAGACAAAAAATTCGATCCCGATTCTTTCTAAAACCCGTCCGCGATGACATAAAACTATTCAATTCAAAAGGGAAGGCAGCCGCCAAGCAAAACCTACCCCTATCACCAGGAGTGACCATGAAATTAAAACAGATCGTGATCGCATTAATAGCAATCTTAACAATTCTCAATATTGCTAATCCCACAATAGCAGCCCGTGACGATCAAACAGGAGATTGCATTAAAAAAGGAAAATGTAAGGATTAAAACAATGGAAAGAATGAAGTTCGGCTGGTGGTATCTCCGGTATGCTTTTACTTATGAACCTATGAAAGCATTTGGAGCGTGGGAAGATGAATGTAAGCGTCAATTCCCACAATACGACACATACTCTACTTTGGAGATGGTAGACGTTTATACGGACTACTGCTACCAGAACTTAATGCCTAAATCATTTATAGTGTCTGTCATAGATGCAGTATCTTATGCTTTTTTGTTTAATTTTAGGGGGACTTTCTACTTTCTTATCGTTCTTAAGCACAAAATAAGTTACCGCATTGGTAGCTTTTTGACAAAGAACAAGACAGAGATCATTGATGTTGACGTTACTGATTGGGAGTAATTTCGCCATTAGGTATCTCAACCTGCGAGTCCGCTAATTTTACGTTTACCAGTTTTCCGTTCCCTGGTTTCCTTCTTAAACGGATAAATACTGTGAATCAGATAACCCGCTGCATCACTCAGGTGAGAGAGTAGCGGGTTATCGTTTTTATTGATACCCTCATCACTCCACGTCACCTGTTCCAAATCCTTGATAAAGTTTTGGCAATTCGCAAAGTGGACATAACAGCGATTTTGGCGGAACAATTGATTGACAGAATGGACCCGATTCACAACAAATGGGTTGGCATCTGCAAATTTCCGAACCAAATAACCTTTGCCACGCATTGCGGCTAGTGGTTCTAAGCCCTGAAACACGATATCCCAACTACTTAACCGACTAGCCGCAGTTCTAGCGCGTCCGGTGGCATCCCCAAATATTTGTATTTCTGGGGGGATGCCGTATTTCTCCACCCAATCCACAATACTTTCCGTCAGTTCCCAAATATCGGAGTCCATCATAAACCACTCTTTGCAAAAGTGAATTTCGTTCCCGCGTTTTTGGGCTGCTAAACAAACTATAGGCGTGTGGTTAAAGTCAAAGGTTAGCAGCAGAGGGAGATTCGGGTCATATTCCAGTAGTTCGGCATCTTCATCCTGGAACGAGTGTTTGGTGCGGTCAAAGTATTTGTAAATTAAACCCTGTACCGTGTTGATGAACTGCCCCATAACTTCCTGTTGGTACAGTTCATCGCTATAGTTTGCCTCTAGTGAAGCTACATAATCCTCCCCTAAATATTTTTTATTTTCCAGTGACGACATTGAAACAATTTGGTAAATCCGTCTTAAGTCGTCGCTGCGTGTCGGATCTCCAAATTTATCCCACAGATAGTTATATCCGGCTGGTGACGTGGTTAATATTCCTTGACCTTTGAGCGTACCTGGACCACGCCCCAATCTTCCATCAATTGTTAAAAATGCCTTTTCCGGCGTATATGCAAACTCGTCTCCCCAAAACCACCGGATTTGTAAACCGCGCCCCGCTTGAGTTGAACCACTAAAAGCTGACGCTGACAGAACGTAAACGAACGCCCGATCCGGTCCGATATAGCAGCGTTGACAATTGGCGATCGCTAATGCCTGATCTTCTGCCGACTCACGCCAAGGTTCAAGGGGGATATTGAACATCCGGCAAACTTCGACCAATGCCAGAAGTGTGGCTCTACTCAATTGCCCGTAGCTATTTGCGCTGATCATACCTCTAGCGTCAGGTGCGAGTAAGGCACGGGAACACGCCCAAATTGCACCAGCGAAACTTTTGCCCCCGCCTATACCCCCAAGCAAGCCTGTCCATCTCTGCGGTAAATCGTTGGTGCTATCCCAGCCAGCTATCTCTAAAAACCGTGTTTGTCCGCCAGGATTAGGCTCAAATTCTTCAAACAGCGTGATCTTACTCTCACCTTGTGATTCTACCGCCAAGGCTTGCTGTATCGTGGATTCAAGGCTTAGTAATGTTCCCCAGGATGGCATTATAAGATTTTTTGGGAGTTTTCCCTAAATATAGACATAGCACCTCATCAAGGGGTGCTATGTCTTCTCTGCGAAATTTGTGAGAGTTCAACAGGAATAAAACAAGGATAACACACAATGGACGAGAATTTAAAACACCTGCTCATGAAACCGCTCCTTTCGGAATACGCGGGAGTTTACTTTTAAAGTCTTCATTGCCTTCTATACTCAAAACCTTAAAAGAAGGCAAGTTATAAACAGCGTGCGACAGGTCTAGATTATTCGGGGAATAAGAATGCCCCTGATATCCACGCGAAACCTCAAGCTCTCTTTCCCAAGCGTCTAAAGCCCTTTTCTCTATGCTTTGTCTGACACTTACTTTTTCTGCGGCGGCTTTCAGCTTGTTTTTTTGGTCGCTTGCTGCTGGGTAACTTTGAACTTTTACAACAGGATTAATGAACTCGAAAGGATCATTATGTTCCGTCTCAACTTCAACACTTGCTAAAGTAAATTCTTTTTTGCCTATGTCACCAAACGGGCAATATTCAAGTTTAATTTTCATGTAAAATCGCTCCTAAGATAAAATTAAAATGCTCTGGATCTCGCCTGTAAAAGGAAGCCATCTGAAAGGGAGTTTTAAAGCTTTCAACTCCCATCGAAACAACCTCAGTCCAAGTACCCGAAGGACCATATATCTTCCCTACATAGGGGTCTATAAAGTTGTCTGGGATTGCCATCTCATTATCTCTGTATCCGCTGAATCCAGTTATATCATTTATTTTCATAAGCTCAGACGACGTAGCCCGATCTTCAATGAATTTTCTTGACGCGACAGCCAATTGCTTATTCTCAAATTCCGAAAAATGCGCGTATTCGTGGAACACTGTCTCACGACGAGAAGTAAGGCTACTTTCAGCCTCTGGAGATAATTCTTTGCCAAGAATCTTTAGACCCTTACTTTCTAAAGTTAGTTCTCCAGTGTATGGATCTGCAAAGGCTCTATTTGTATCGGTACTTACTACTTTTTTTAGTTCTGTCGCACCCAT